GAGGCGGAAGTACAGGCACAAGTGGTACTAGCGGCACAAGTGGCACAAGCGGAAGTAGCGGTACTAGTGGCAGTAGCGGTACAAGTGGATTGAGTGGTAGCGGTGGTACCTCTGGTACTTCAGGCACAAGTGGCACAAGTGGCACAAGTGGCACAAGCGGAAGTAGCGGTCAAAGTGGATCAAGTGGTACTAGTGGTAGTAGTGGATCAAGTGGTAGTAGTGGTAGTAGTGGATCAAGTGGTAGTAGTGGATCTAGTGGATCTAGTGGATCCAGCGGATCAAGTGGATCTAGCGGTCAAAGTGGAAGTAGTGGTACAAGCGGATCTAGTGGAAGTAGTGGATCTAGCGGTCAAAGTGGATCTAGTGGTACCAGCGGAACTAGTGGATCTAGCGGAACTAGTGGATCAAGTGGAACTAGTGGATCAAGTGGAACTAGTGGATCAAGCGGTCAAAATGGATCTAGTGGTACAAGTGGATCTAGCGGATCTAGTGGTAGTAGTGGAACTAGTGGAAGTAGTGGAAGTAGTGGTACGGCTGGTAGTAGTGGAACAAGTGGTATAAGTGCTGGTGCTGGAAATAGTTCTAGTAGTGGTAGTAGTGGTATTAGTGGAAGTAGTGGAAGTAGTGGTACGACTGGTACGAGTGGTATTGGTGCGCCTAGTGGAAGTAGTGGTATTAGTGGTGGTAGTTTTACGGATCAGCCTAATTATTTAGTAAAAACGACTGGAGTTGCTACTTTACAGAGTGTTGATTTTTTGAGTGTTGGTGCTAGTGGAACTACATTGACTGTTGCTGGAGAAAGTAGGATACAAGGTGTTAAGGAAACTTACACTTCTGTTACACCTTCATCTGGTGTTGTTACCGTGGATCTTAATACTACAACTGTTGTTTTGTTAACTCTTAATGCTAATGTTACTAGTTTTACTATTAATAATTTGACCGCTGAAAAAGTTAATTCATTTACAATAGTAACAATACCAAATGGAGGCGTGTTTACTATAACTTGGACATTTGGAGGCGTGGGTGTCAAATGGCCAGGTGGAACAGCTCCAACATTAACTACAACGAACGATAAATTTGATGTATTTAGTTTTATATATGACGGGACACGGTGGTATGGTTTTATAGGAGGACAAAATTTCTAATACTTATGGCAACAATAGGATCAGGTAGAGCATCATTAATAAGACGTAAAGTCGGACCGTCAGTAAATTATACTTTGGTAAGATATGAAGGAGCTACTACTACAAGTGGAACAGTTGGTGCCAGTACCTGTATATATGAAATATATTTATTTGTAGATGGATTTGTAGAATTGAGATTAGGCAATTGGGCTAATACCGGTGGAGTTTCTGGTCATTATACTGCTGGAGGAACGGGCACATCTTTTTCTCCTTCAGCTAATAACACATATGTTTGGAATGCATCAGGAACAACCACTACATTTTATTCTGGTTATCAATATATAAACGGAGTCGCGACAGCCGCAGGATCAACAAACCCTTCTTTAGGCGCAAGCTCCGTGGGTAGTTGGCCTCCTACAAGTTGGACCAGTTTACAAAATGGGAGTGTGGATGATAATTTCGTTTCAGTAACAATAGCCCCAACAACATTTTTTGGTACATCTAGAACCACCGCATATATTAGTAGCAACGCCTATATTACCTTTGGAGTTGGTAGCGGTGAATATAGAAGTTTAAGTACTTCAAATCCACCATATGATAAATTTATGTTTAACGCGGCTGATAGAAGTTATCAAAGAGTTGCATATTTAACTGCTGGGGGATCAAAATAATAAAATTATGAAAGTAGCAAAAATAATAAACAATTCAATTTATATACAGAGTATCTATACAATGTTTCCTAACGTTTCATTTCCTGACGTTGGTGTACCTGATGAATTTTTACAAACTCACAATTTATATAAAGTACTTGAATTTATACCACATAATCCAGAAACACAAATCTTTAATTTATTAGATACGCCTATACTAAAAGATAATATAGTTTATACAGGCGTGGTTTTAGATAAAACAGATGTGGAAATTAAATCGGATAAGCTAATAAAAGTCAGACTGTATCGCACTAATCTTTTAAACGAATCTGATAGTTACGTCACAATTGATAGATGGGAAGCTTATTCAGATGCGCAAAAAACTGCATGGAGACAATATAGACAGTCTTTAAGAGATATACCTCAAATCGCAGATGATTTAGATAATATTGTATGGCCTATTAAGCCAAATTAAAATTATAATTATTAATAGTCTTGACTTTATAATTTATATAAAGTATAAGCATAAGCAAGCGCTTGTTGAATTAAGTGGTTGTTAAATATTAATTAAATAATACTAAATTATTGATAGTTAAATTAAAGTTAAGCGCTTGATATGCTACTATTTATTATAAATGATTACTAATAAACATAAAATATATTTGGATATGGATGGAGTAATAAGTGATTGGGAATCACAGTTTAAGCGCTATAGCGGTGGTGTGCCTGTAGAAACTTATGATGCTGAACACGGTAAGAAGAATAGATTTAAGTTTGTAGATAAAAACTGTCCTGAATATTATGCTACAATGCCTTGGATGAAAGATGGCAAATTGCTTTATAATTTTGTTTCACATTTGCCTGTAGAAATATTAAGTCATGCGCCTACCAAGTTATCTTATATTGGTAAAAAGCAATGGTTGGCTAATAATAAGATAGATATTAAAGCTAATTTGGTACCGCATAGAAACTTAAAAGCGAAGTTTGCAACTGCTGATAGTATCTTGATAGATGACCGAGAAGATAATGTAAATGATTTTATTAATGCTGGTGGTAAAGCAATATTGCATAAAAATGCTATAGATACTATCAATCAACTAAAAGAAATGTTGGGTATCAAAGAAAAACATAGAATTTATAATAGTATTTTAAATCCTGAAATTTGGGCAACTGAAGATGCAATAAAGCCTGAAGTGCTAAATAAACTATTAACCATTGCCAATACTTTCTATAAAGATACTGATTTGAATGTACCCCTTGAAGATGTTTATTTTCTTGGTAGTACCGCTGGGTATAATTGGACTCCAACCAGCGATATAGATTTACATTTGCTTGTAGATTTTTCTAAAATTGGTGACAACAAAGAACTTGTTAAGAATTATGTAGATGGATTAAAGAGCAAATGGAACGAATCACACGATATTAGAATTGGTAATCATCCAGTAGAAGTTTATATTCAAGATATTAGTGAAGTCAATAGAAGTCAAGCTGTATATAGTTTGATGAAAAATGCTTGGGTAAAAAAGCCAAAAGTTGAAGATATACAGATAGATAAAGCTGCTATTTCAAAAAAATACAAAGAATATGTAACATTTATTAATACTGCTATAAAAGAACAAGACTTGGATAAATTAAAGCGGTTGGTAAAGCGGTTATATGAAATGCGTCAAGCTGGATTGGATAAGAGTGGGGAGTATAGTACAGAGAACTTGGTATTCAAACTTTTGAGATCCACTGGGTACGTTAATCAACTAAAAGATACTATAACCAATATTACAGATAAAAATTTGAGTAAATGATACAATTACACGGAAGTCCATACCCATTTTCCGTTTCCACAATCCCAGATACGATCATAACCATTTAACTGCATATTTTTCCATTCTGTTAAATTTGACTCAAACTTATTCAATATCTTATTTAATTTATGTTTTTGAAATGACATTCGATTAAATAATATTTTATAATCTGGACTTATATACCAATAGTTAGGTGTAGTATTTTCGATAAAATTGAAACCTAAATTTTGGTATACTATGCCATCAAAATACCTTTTGTCATTATAAGATATAATGCTCTTAGGTGTATGATCGTGGATAAATCTTTTAAATAATTTTGATGCGGATCCTATAACAGATGTGTTTAGTTTATTGCAATAGCGATACATTTCGTATTGTATTTTTTTATCAAATCTAGACTTAACAAATGTCATCAAAGAGACCAATTCATTCTTATAATACAATCCGTATTTTATAGAAGATTTATCTTTTCCTTGTAAGTGATTGTGTTCTAAAAACGTGTTTTTTTCATCTTCGCAAACCAACCGAACATCGCATTCACGCGCGTAAATTTTGTTAATATTAGTTTTAAACAAATAACAAAGTACAGATTTAACAATTTCTTTTTTATGAATCCATTCATTTTCAAATATGTGTACTAGTCGTATGCCTTTTGAATTACAACTGCGACTTTTATTTAAATGATAATGTTTTTTAATACCGTTACCGTTTTCACTGTGCCAATACAATCCATTTAGTTCAATAGCTATATTTTTAGACGGTACATAAATATCTAACTCTTTACCGTTAAGTACAGTTCTATCTTTTCTCTTTACAATAATATCATCTTGCACAATAGATTTGATAAAGTGATATATTTCATTTTCAAGCGTATCTTTGTCTAATGGATTACAGTAACTACAAAATATATGATTTAATTTATAAACGTCCGTTTCAAATACCTTGTTACACTTTGTACACAAAAATTTATATTTATTTTTATATAAATAACCATTGTACTCAGATTCAGAAAATAAAGGAGATATATTTCTAACCTCACAGTAATTTTTAATAAAACCAAAACGTTCTATTTTAGATTTATCCGCAATATTTTTCCTTATGGTAACATCTTTTAAAGCATTATCAACTCCGTATTTTGTAAGACAAGTGGATTTTATTTTTTCAATATTGTTATAATTTTCATCTCCATATTTTTTAAATTTAGTGTTTTTAACACGTTGTTTATATACAGCTAATTTACTATACGATTCAACTCCGTATTTATCCAAAATAGCATTTTTAAAATTTTTCTTTGTTTCTTCGGTTTGCATTGGATGCATTCCATTATATTTTTGCGAATACGTTTTTTTCTGTGATTCACGTATTTTATTTAAAACTTTAACGTTTGCATTTGAACACTGTTTGCTACAGTATATTGATGTATTTCGCTTGTAAAAGGAAATTTTATACTTTATATTACAAGTTCCACATACCTTTTCAATAAAATCCGGATTATTTTTAGGTCTGCTCATAATTTACCTTTGGTTCATACATAGATATATATTAACAAATTATTACCAGAAATCAAATTAAATTTAAATTTTAATATTTATTATAAAGAAAGGTATATAATTTATGGCAGAACTACTAAATCCAAGTGAAATATTCGCTACGGCATTCGAACCAAAAGTAAAGAATCGTTTTATTCTTTATGTTGATGGTATTCCATCATTCATCATCAAAAAGGTCAATCGTCCTAAACTAACACAAGCCAAGAAGGAACTTGACCATATTAACGTAAAAACCTACTACAAGGGTAAAAGTGTATGGGATGAAATCAGTATGGAACTTTATGATCCAATTGTACCATCCGGTGCTCAAGCAGTAATGGAATGGGTACGTTTGCACCACGAATCAGTTACTGGTCGTGATGGTTACCAAGACTTTTATAAGAAGGATTTAACAATTAACGTCTTGGGTCCAGTAGGTGACAAAGTAGAAGAATGGAAGTTGGTAGGTTCATTTATCGTAAGCGCTGATTTCCAAGAAATGGATTGGAGCGATGACGGTGCTGCTCAGATGATCAGTTTATCTGTAGCATACGATTACGCAATTCTCCAATATTAATATTTATTGTATCAAAAAGAACCCCACATTTATTTGTGGGGTTTTCTATTTATTACTATATGCAAATGAGCAAGAAAATATTCGTAATATTCCCTGGAAGATTTCACCCATGGCATAACGGTCACAAAAGTGTATACAACTACCTAACCACTAAATTTGGTGGGAATGATGTGTATATAACAACTACAGGTGTTACAGAATTGCCAAAATCACCATTTACTTTTGATGAAAAAAAGCAAATGATGATTACCACAGGTATACCAGCAAACAAAATACTAAACGTCAAAAACAACTACAACTTGCAAAGTGTAGCTGGGCAAATACCGATCAATATAGAACGTGATAGTATTATTTTTGCGGTTAGTGAAAAGGATATGGCTGAAGATCCACGATTCAAAAACTTTGTAAAAAAAGACGGGTCTCCTTCCTATTTGCAACCATTGCCAAAAAATCAATCCAAATTAGACCCAGCCATAAAACACGGATATTTGATAACAGTACCAACTACAGATTTTACAGTACTAGGGTTTCCGGCTAGAAGTGCAAGTCAATTAAGATCTCAATATGTTACATTAACCCCAGAGCAACAAAAGGCTTTTATTATCGATTTGTTTGGTAATTACAATACAAATGTTCATAATATATTAAACAATAGATTGGGTAACAACACTGGTAAATTAACTGAAAAGCAAAAGAAGTTATTAAAGAAATTGATTGTGGGTATAATGAAAGAAGATGATGCAAAAATAAAATCTGCAAGACAAAAGTGGAATATGGCTGGATTGGTTCTTCGTAATGCTGAACTTGATGCGGCACAACAAGAACTTACAAAAGCAAATGACGATTTAAAAGCTGCAACTACCCCCGAAGAAAAAGACAGAGCTGAACTAAATGTAAAAAACAAAAAAGACGGAGTAGACAGTAGAAAAGCTGCTCGTGATGCTGCTCAACATCAGTTGAAATCAATTTAAATATAATAACATAAAAGTTATATAAAGTTCTATATATTGTTATAAAGTTATGAGTGACGAAATTATAATTCAAAAATTAAAGCAACAACATTCAACTGCATCAACAACAGCTGCACCTACAAGTTATCCTGCGGAAACAATAGAATTGCCATCTAAAGGATATTTCTATGATGAGTCTAGTCCACTAAGCAAAGGTAGTGTGGAATTAAAGATGATGACTGCTAGAGAAGAAGACATTTT